GCGGCCCGAGAACGTCGAAACCTGGGAAGTATCGGTGACAGAAGTTACGGCCGTCGTGGCGCACGCCTTTGAGATGTGGAATGTCTGCCGGATGTACTGCGACCCGCCCTATTGGGAGTCAACCGTGGCGGAGTGGGCCGGGCGCTACGGCGACAAGATCGTATTCGAGTGGTGGACCAATCGCTCGAAGCCAGTCGCCTTTGCCCTGCGGTCGTTTCAATCGGCCATTGCCGCCGGCGACATTAGCCACTCCGGCGACCAGCGCCTGCGGCGGCACCTCGGCAACGCCGTCAAGCGCTACCTGTTGCAGCGCGACGACGAAGATAAGCCGCTCTGGAACATCTACAAAGAGCGGCCGGACAGTCCGCACAAGATTGACGCGGCCATGGCGGCGGTGCTGGCCTGGGAGGCGCGCAACGACGCGCTGGCGGAGGGTGTCACTCTCAATCAGGAAAGCGTCTATGAAGATGCCGTGGCTCGTCCACACGGATTGCTGGTTTTATGAAACATAAATTCCCCCAACTCACCCCGGCCAGAGCGAACCTGCTCGTATTCGCGGCCGGCTGGCTGCTGCTGGTGATCGGCCTGGCGCTCTGGTATGCGCCGGTCGGTCTGGCGGTGGGCGGCGCGGTGTTGTTATCCGTGGCCGTGTTCGGCGGAGGGCCTAAGGCATGAGTTTCTTAACGCGGATGCTTTCCGCGGCGGCGGGCGTCACCTCGGCCGATGAGCGTTTCGCCAATGTGCTGGGCGGGCAAACTGTGGCGGGCGTGGCGGTCGGCCCTGATAGCGCCCTCAAGCTATCCACGGTCTGGGCCTGTGACCGGCTGCTATGCGAGACGGTGGGCAGCTTGCCCGCGATTGTCTTTGAGCGTCTGGCGGACGGCGGTCGGCGGCGGGCCACGGCCCACCCCCTGTATGACGTGCTGCATCGTCAACCAAATGCGCACCAGACGCCGATTGAGTTCTTTGATTTTCTGACGCACTCGGCCATCATGCGCGGCAACGGCTTTGCCCGCATCGTCGCCGGGCCGCGCGGCTTTGCCGACCAGCTGGTGCCGATTCACCCAGATTATGTGCGCATGGAACGCATGACGAATGGGGGCCTGCGCTACAAAGTCGCCGAACCGGGCAAGCTGCCTGAGACGTTGGGCGACGATGAAGTGTTGCATCTTAAAGGCATGTCGGCCGACGGCGCGACCGGGCAATCGGTGATCAGCTATGCCCGCGATAGCCTGGGCCTGGGGCTGGCGGCCGAACGCTATGGCGCGCGCTTCTTCCGGAACAATGCCGAGCCGCGCGGAGTGCTGAAGTCGGCTAAGGGGTTGTCACCGGAGGCGGGCAAGCGTCTCAAAGATAGCTGGGATGAGGCCCACATTGGCGAGAACCAAAATCGAGTTGCCGTGTTGGAGGACGGCCTAGAGTATCAGGCCGTCGGACTCAACAACAAGGACAGTCAGTTTTTGGAGAGCCGTGAATTCCAAGCCGAGGACGTGTGCCGTTGGTTTCGCGTGCCGCCCCATATGGTGGGGTTGACCAGCAAGGTCACGAGTTGGGGATCGGGGATCGAGCAACTCGGCATTGGCTTTGTAGTTTACACGCTCATGCCCTGGCTGGTGCGCTGGCAGCAGGCGATTAGCCGCGATTTGATCCTGGCCCCGCAGAAGTACTTTGTTGAGTTCCTGGTGGACGCCTTGCTGCGGGGTGACCAGAAGGGGCGCTATGACGCTTACGCCATCGGCGTGGACAAGGGCTGGCTGTCGCCCAACGACGTGCGCCGCCTGGAAAATATGAACCCGCGCGATGGCGGCGAGGCCTACGTTCAGCCGGAGAGCAACAATCTGGCGCCAGCGGCGCTGCTGGCCGCGCCCGAACCGGCAGCCACTTCCGGCCACTACGCCGTGCTGCTGCGGGCCACGGCCGAGCGCATCGCCCGCAAGGAGACGGCAGCGCTGACAAAAGCCTTTGCCCGCGCGGGTGACGACGGTGGCTACGCGGTCGTGAAGGCTTTCTTTTCCGATCATGCCGCCTTTGTGGCGGCGGTGCTGGGCGTGTCGCTGGCGGCGGCCGAGAGCTACGTGGCCGGCCGGGCAACGAGCGAATATTCTGAAGATTGGGAAGCGCAAAGCGTAGACGCGCTCCTGGCCTTGGTGACGGAGGCGGTATGACCTACATCCTGCAAGCCATTTACGAGACGCCCTGGGCGATCTTGCCCGGCAAACTGGCAGACATCGTGGCCGTGGCCCAGCGCCATGCCGCCGGCGAGCGCCTCGCCCCCGAGGTCGTGGCCGAAATCGCGGCGGCGGCCAACGGCCGGCAGGCGGCGCGACAGGCGGGCGCGGTAGCCGTCCTGCCCGTCATTGGCACCATCATCCCGCGCGGTGACCTGCTGGCCGAGAGCAGCGGCGCGGTGAGCGCCCAGCGCCTGAGCGCGAATTTCCGAGCCGCGCTGGCCGACCCGGCGGTGGGCGCCATCGTGCTCGACATCGACAGCCCCGGCGGCAGCGTCTACGGAGTTGAGGAACTGGCCAGCGAAATTTACAAGGCGCGGGGCGTCAAGCCGGTGGTGGCCGTGGCCGATCATCTGGCAGCCTCGGCCGCGTACTGGCTGGCTGTCAGCGCCGACGAAATCATGGTCGCGCCGTCGGGCGACGTTGGCTCTATCGGCGTGTTTGCCATCCATGCCGACTACAGCCGGGCCATTGACCAGGAGGGCGTAACCGTCAGCCTGGTGAGCGCCGGCAAATTCAAGACTGAAGGCAACCCCTACGCGCCGTTGGGCGATGAGGCCCGCGCTGCGATGCAGGTCCGCGTCAACGACTTCTACGGCGCGTTCACAAAAGCCGTGGCGCGTGGGCGGGGCGTGAGCGCGGCTACCGTGCGCGAGGGCTTCGGGCAGGGGCGCGTAGTGGGCGCGGCCGAGGCTGTGGCGCAGGGCATGGCCGATCACATCGGCACGCTCGACGACGCCATCCTGCGGGCCGCCAAGTTGGCGAGGGCTGCGCCGGGCGATACCGACCAGCGCCAGCGCCGCGCGCGCGCCCTGGCGTTCGGGGGTCAACATCTGGAATAAGCCCGGCTCCGTTGAGCCGGGCGGCATGACAGCGCCGTCGCGCTGACACTGGCTATTTTATCTGACTTACGCAGAGGACAACATGAACCTTAAAGCACTCATTCAGGAACGCGCCGATCTGGTGAAGGAGCAAGCCGCTCTGTTCGCCGATGGGCGCGCCCTGAACGAAGACGAGAAGAAGCGCGATGACACCATCGCGGCCCGTGTGGCCGAACTCGACGGCGACATCGCCCGCGCCAAGCGCGCCAAGGAATTGGCTCTGTCGGCGCCGAGCCTGTCGGGCAACGACAACGTCCGCATCGAAGGCGAGGCCGACAACCCCCGCCCGTTTAAGAGCTTGGGCGAGCAGCTCGGCGCGGTGATCGTGGCCGCCCAGGCCCCGGCCTACGCCGACCCGCGCCTCGAGAAGTACAACCAGCTCATGGCGGCCACGGGTATGCACGAGGGCTCGCTGGACGCCGGCGGCGCCTGGGTGCAGACCGACTTCGGGATGAGCTTGATGGAGCGCACCTATGCGCAGGGGCAGGTGCTATCGCGCGTGCCCGATCAGCCCATCGGCCCCAACGCCAACGCCTACTCGGCGCTGCTCATCAAAGAGACCAGCCGGGCCACCGGCAGCCGCTACGGCGGGCTGCGGGTTTACCGCACCGGCGAGGGCGCGACCATCACGGCCAGCCGGCCCGAGTTCGATCGCAAGGAAATCCGGCCCTACGAGTTGGCCGCGCTGTGCTATCTGACTAACACGATGGTGCAGGACGCGACCCAGGTGCAAGGCCACGTCGAACGCCTGTTCCCGCTTGAGGCGGGGTTCCTGATGGAAGACGAATTGTTTTCCGGCACTGGCGTCGGGCAGTCGATGGGCGTGCTCAACGCCACGGCGACCGTGAGCGTGGCTAAGGAAACCGGCCAGGCGGCGGCGACGGTAGTTGCCAAGAACATCTCGAAGATGTGGGGCCGGCTGTGGTCATCCAGTCGGGCTAATTCGGTTTGGTACTACAACCAGGATATCGAGCAGTCGCTGGACGATCTGTACATCCCGGTCGGCACCAGCGGCCTGTCGCCCGCCCACATCATCAGCTACGGGCAGGATGGCCAGCTGCGCATTAAGAACCGCCCGGCCGTGCCGGTCGAGTACTGCGCCACGCTGGGCACCGTGGGCGATCTGGTGCTGGCAGACTACTCGCAGTACCTGGGCGTGCGCAAGGGGGGGCTGGAAACGGCCTCGTCGATCCACGTCGCCTTTGTGTCCAACGAACTGGCGCTGCGCTTCGTGTGGCGCTATGCCGCCGAGCCGCTGTGGCGCTCGGCGCTGACGCCCAAGAACGGCAGCAATACGCTCTCGCCGTTCGTCACTTTGCAGACCCGCGCCTAAGCGGCCTGAGTTCGAAAGGTAAACGACCATGCATCTCCCCTTTCTCCCGGAGCAGTACAAAATCGTGGAAGTCAGCACGCGCACGGCCGGCAACGCCGTGGCCGCTGATTACGTCAGCCTGAAAAACGTCGTGCGCTTTTATTGGCTGGTGTGTCACTTCGGCGCGAGCGACACCGACCTAACCCTGACCCCCAAGCAGGCTACGGCCGTGGCCGGCACGGCCGTCAAGGCCACCAGCGCCGTGCACCGCATCTGGGTGCTGGATGACCCGACCACGGCGTTTGATGACTGGGTGGAGGCCACGCCCGCCGCCGCCTATGCCATCGACCCGGCGACCCAATCGCCGTGCTACCTGCTGATTGAAGTTGACCCGACCATCCACCTGGATGTTAACGGCGGCTTCGACTGCGTGCTGCTGGACGACAGCGGCGGGCACGCCAGTAATCACGTCGTCGTGCTCGGCCTGGCCTACATGAAGGATCAGGGCGAGTCCGTGCTGACCAAATCGCTGATCGTGGATTAAGCGTTTCACTGACAACCGACAGCCCCGGCGGGGCGCGAGTTCCGCCGGGGCTAAATGGACACAAAGGACAACCCTACCATGACGCTCCGTACCGCTCTCTTCTCCCGCAACCAACCCGGCGGCATGTTCACGATCGAAGACGTGACGAGCCACCCCGGCAGCATCTTCTTTGTTCATTCCGGCACTGGCGTCAACGCGGTCGGCGGCGGGCGCAACCCCGACGCGCCCCTGGCGACGGTGGACTATGCCATCGGTCTTTGCACGGCCAGCAAAGGCGACGTGATCTATGTCCTGCCCGGCCATGCCGAGACCATCGCGGCCGCCGACGGCTTCGACGCCGACGTGGCCGGCATCAAGATCGTCGGCCTGGGCTGGGGGGCGCTGCGCCCCACCTTCACCTTTACGGCCACCGCCGCGACCGTGGCCGTGGGCGCGGCCAACGTCTGGCTTGAAAATCTGCGCTTTGTCGCCGGTATCTCGGCCGTCGTGGTCGGGGTGAACGTCGAGGCGGCCGGCGTCGCTTGCACCATTCGCGACTGTGAGTGGTACTGGGGCGGCACCACCACCTGGGACTTCTTGCAATCGCTCAACATCAATGTTGGCGCGCACCGCGCCATTGTGGAGGGCTGCCGCTTCCTGGCCGAGCCGGCCGTGGCAGGCGCTTCTACCGCCGTGCAGCTCGTGGGCGCGGTCCATAACGTGCGCGTGCGCGAGTGCGAATTCATGGGCGACTACTCGCTGGCCTGCATGAGCAACATCACCACGCTCTGCCAGGGGCTGATGTTCTTGGACAATTTGGTCCACAACACCGACGCGGGTGAGCCGTACCTGGAAGTGCTGACCGGCACCACTGGTGTGATTGCCGGGACGCGCGGGCAGGCCAGTGGCGCGACCGTGGCGGCCAACGCCGTGGCCGACGCCATGAGCCACTGCGAGAACTTTGTGACCAACACGACGGGCACCATTGCCATCGTCAAGGGCGCGGGTGGTGTGCCGGCGCTGGACGCCGACTAAGACGACTAAGGGCGGGGGTGCTATCCGGCCCCCGCCCTGAAAGGTTGAACTATGACTGTCATCCTGCAAGGCACCACCCCTAACTACATCGGCGCGGCCGCCGACACCAAACCGACCGGCGTGCCGGTCGGCGCTAGGTACTTTGAATACGACACCGCCCTGCACTATGTCACCTACGACGGCACAACCTGGGTGGCGGCGGGCCCCAACTACGGGAATACTGTCGCCGTCGGAGATGAGTTCTCCCGACCGGCCGATACGACGGCCTACGCCGTAGGGGACGTGATCGCCGCGACCGTGAGCGACACGGGCACTACGGCGCTGCGCTCGATTGTGGTGGGCGCGGCCAATGGCGCGACCGGATACTTGACCAAGTTCCGCATGGAGACTAACCAGGCGGCAAACGTGGCGGCCGTGCGCGTGCATTTCTTCACCGTG